CGCGAAATAACTGCCAGTTCTATCAAAGTGCGCTCTATGCTTCCGGCTGGGTAAAATTTGTTGTTGCAAAGTCCTTTGAATTGATGTGAACAACTTGTGATCGCCAATCTTCAAACTTGCCAACTGGCTTGTCACTGATTCTTCTTTGCATTTGGTAGGCCAACCAGAATTGTTGTTCAATTGATGGTGGCAATTCTCGTTTGAATAGTTCAAGGAAAGTTGTGCCAGTTTCCTTTTCAGCTTGTGCAATTTCCCATGGAATAGTCCATTCTTCAAAAGACTTTCCATTTGCCAATGTCCATTCTATTTTAATCTTAAACATTTAGGTGACCCCTGTTCGTTAGTTACGCTAGTGATACTGATCGGATTGGCATTGTCACTGTTGTGGTTAATGCATCCGGTGCTGTTCCACCAAAATCTGGTCGCTTTGGTAAAACTGTCAAAGTAATAACTTTAGAATTTATTGTCAAAGTCATTGCTTGTGTTGTGGTTGGGTTTGTGTCTGCATCTGTCCAAAGTGTGTCACAGAGTCCTGAAGCAACACCCCAGTCTTGCAGAATTTCCATTGTTACTGTTCCGACTTCTTTGTCAACTACATAATCGACTAATCCATTCAAAGTTTGAACTTGTGCGTTTGGATCGTCTAATGTAACTGTTGCACTTATGATTTGGTCATCATAATTGACAGTCTTGTATGTCAAAGCAATCGATCTGCCGGTGAATACTGATGTTGGCATTTTTTTCCTTTCTTATGGATTGTAGATTGTAGTTATTGATATTTCAACCAAGTACACATCATTTGTGTTTGCTTGAGATATCCTTGGGCTCGAAACATTTTGAATCTGCCAAGATTGTGGAATCAAAGGAAGCACAGCTGCAACCATTGTTTCAAGTTGTGTCAATGCACCAGGATTGCTATTTGGTGCGACAACAAGTTCAAGAATGTAATTGACGCGCCAGGCTTTGTTGTTTCCAATTGTTACTGGCTCAAGCCAAGGATTACCGGCAGCGATCATGATTGATGGGGTTGTGATTACTTCTGCACCAAAGTCAACAACTGAATAATTGCTGTTTGATAAGATTGCTGTCTTTAGGTTTGCGCGAACTGTTGCAAGGGTTGTCATCCGATTAACGCTTCCACATCAATGTATGCGCCTAGCATTCCAACAATTCTGTTTTGTATTGTACGGCCTAAAATATAAGGGGCAGGGACAAAATCTAGTCCACTCTGACTTGAACCGGCACTTGTGCGTGCTTTGAATACATCTAGTGAAACTGTCAGCACAGCTGATTCAACTGGTGCAACATCATCATATTGTGACAAATCGTTTGCCGATGCAAGGCCATTTGGAATTACATTATACCAATCATGAACTGTTACTGCTGAAGTTGTAATTGTAAAAGTAAAATCATCAACAACTTCTAAAACAGTTTTGCTGCCATTGACATGGGCTTGAATACCAGTTATAACAACTGTTTGTCCTTTGTGAAATTTGTGGGGTTTGGTTGTATGCAAAGTTGTGATGGTTGATGTTTCGTGTTTCTGTTTGTCAATTGGTGCATTCCATTTGACTAATAAATTGCCGACTACTGATTCGGCTGTGTCAATGATTTCTGTTAATACGGCATCAGAATAAAGGGATGATGAAACACCATTGAGTGCAGCTCTTAATTCTGCTGCTGTGATAATTGATGCCATGTCTTACCTTTCATGTGTGGTGTTACCTGGCAGGACAGGGGTCTAACCTGCCAGGCAACTCTTGTTCGCTAATTAGGCGACAGTGATGTTTCTGAATGCTGTTGGATATTTCGCACAAGTTGCGATATATCCGTAAATGCCGATCTCGATTTCGCCAGTTGAAACATGATTTGTTCTCAATTGGAATGCACTTGATCGGTACATTGTTGCTGCATCAGATGGATAAACAACGCCACTTACACCAGTTCCGGTGTCAAAGTTTGGATCAACAACAAGTTGCAATCCTGCGATTGTTCCTGCTGTTGAACCTTGGGTCATTAGACCTGCTGCGTTTTGTGGTGCTGCTGCTGCAAATAGTGGTCTTGCTTGTCCATCTACTGCTGCGAGTAACGCACCAAAGTTGCCAGTGTCTGCAAGGAATCTGTTTGGAGTCTTGCGAACAACTGCGTATGAATCTGCAATACCATCTGCAATTGCTGCATATAGTGTTGCGCCAGATGAAGTTCCTGCTGCGCTTAATGCAATGCTTGCTGCGTATGCATCGGCTTTTTGAGCCCAAGATGCAGCGAGTTCTCTTAAGAGCACATCTAGGTATGCAGGATCACTCCTATCAAGGAGTTCTACACTCACACGATTTGCGCCGGCCACCTTAACTACATCAATCTCTTTTGAAGTAATTGCAGTATCGGTTGAATCAAATTCAACTGCTTCTGCTGTTACTGCTGTTGTGGCTTGTGCACCAAGAATTGGTCGGTAGAATTTCATTCCACTTGCAGGCAATACACCTTGTTCAAGAGAATCAGCGAATGGCATTGAGTTATCAATGATTCCGATTAAGTCTCTCAAATAGGTTGGTGGTACAACTCCGATGTTTTCGGCTGTTGTTGCTGCATCAATTGCTGCAACTAAATCGCGTGCATCTGAATTGCCTTGTAATGCATTGAATTGTGCTTTTGCATATTCGCCAGCTGTGACATTTGTGTTCACGCGTGGTTTTGCATAAGCAACTGGTGCTGATACTGCTTTAGAGGCTTCAACTGCAACTTCTGGCGCAGCTTCGACCACTGGAGTAACTTCTTCAGGATTTCCCATTGAAGTGACCTCACTTTCGGTTTGGTTTGTTTGTTCATCACTTGCGCTGATTGCAGTGACTTCTGTTTCGTCTGCTTCTTGAGCAGCGACATCTGTTATCTGTGCATCAGCAAATGCTGGAGTGTCTACAATTGACACTTCCAAAATTGATGCTGCTGTCACATAAATTTCATCTTCTTTGTTTTCGTATTGATCAATGCTTGCGCCAATTGACAATCCGGATTTCAATCCATCTTGTGCAAGTGCTAATACATCATCACCAGCTGAGGTTCTAGCCACTTTGAATTTTCCTATGATACCAATCGGGGTGACTTCATGATCAATCATTCTGCCTCGAACTTTGTTCATGTCATGATCTTCATACAATTTCACATCTTCGCCAAGTTTGAGTGAACCTTGTTCAAATATTACTTTGCCAAAGTTTGTCAATCCGGGTTTTCCGAATGGAACTATGATTCCAGTGATTTCTCGTTTGGATGTGTTTGCTGTTAATATATCGCTTTGAAATTTAATTTCCATTATCGCACCAAGTCTTCTTCCATTCTCGCTTCTTCGACACTGAGTACTCCAAGTGGGATTAACTTAGAATAAACATCTGCTCTTGTTAATGGATCGCCTCGTAAGAAGTCATCCAAATCAAATTCAACATATTGTCCACGCACTGTCACATCATCCATGGATAGGCGTTGTTCAATTGCTGTTAATAGTGGGCGAAGTGAAAAGTCCAAAAGGGCTCTGCGTTCAGCTGTAACATTTGAGTAAGTCATTGAGTTTGTTGCTGCATCCAAATAGTAGGATGGAATGTTCATCAATCTGGCACATTCTTTCGCGAGATATTCTCTTGCTTCTGTCATCTGCAAATCTGCACTTGAGAATCCGATTTGTTGCATGTCAACATTGTCTGAAAGGAATGCTGTTCCTTTTGTTTGGCGTGCTTGTTTCCATGCACTTAGCAATGCTGTTGCTTTATTTGAATCCATTGGCACATTTGCTTTAAGCACCACGCTTGGGGCAGGGGTTTCGGCATAATTGAATACAGCTCTTTCAAGGGCAGCAGCAGTCCTGATTGTTCTGCCACCACGATTTAAGATTCCATCTGGATCAATGCCAGTAAATTGAATTAGTGATCCGACACCGGAGTCTGGAAGTCTTTGTGCTTCTAGTTGGTAACCGATAACTATTTCACCGGTTGAATCAAGTACTTGTGAAACTCTTGGTGCATCAATCCATTGAA